GGATATCGTGACTTATTCCCTCAAAAAACCTGGACAACTTTTCCCCTCCCCGCGCCGCCGTCCGCGCCAGGCCCATCGGCATTATGTGTGTGCGCCGGTTCATGCGCCGGGGAATCAAAAAGCGTCTGCATACACCGTACCATGCAGACGCGGATAACCGCGCACTACCGCGCAAAAGGCGTTTAGCCGGTTAGGGCAAGGCGTTCTTCTTGGACAAGGATCAGGCGTTCGGGGATTACCCAGCCCGCATAGGGACCGCCGGGCCGGGCGACTTCCCCGATATGCTCCAGGTGGGATAGCTCAAGCTGAATGGTGCGGGTTGACCAGCCCACGGCAGCAGCGATGGCCGTTGAAGACGCATGGCCGTTCCGGCTGTTGAGGCAGAGATCGGGGATGACATTTAGGATGGCAAGCTGGCGCTCGGTCAGGACGATCTTATTCTCGCTGATGAAATAGCGCCGACGGCAGTACGGACAACGAACATTAGGCATTTACCAATACCTCCAAACCACCCGCCAGCCCGCATCAGTATATATTGTGTGTTGCCACATCATATGGATGAAGTCGGCAGTGTTATCTTTCCTTGCTTTTTCTCTCTCAATCGGGTCGTGGAGGGTTGCCCCCTCCACGGTAAGCCCAAACCAGATCACAATTTTGGGCCGCTCATTCCAGCGTTGCATCATTTACCAATACCTCCGCTATCCTCACCCTCTTTGTAGGCTCTTATCCGATCCTTCGGGGCAGCCCCCGGTATCGTCACCGGGATAGGCGGATCGAAGTCGCGGTTCACGCCCCGGTAATCAAACCACCACCAACCCATGCGAAACTCGCGCAATTTAACGGGTATCTCTTCTCCGGCATCGTTTGTCCAAATGGCATCGTATGCGTCCATCACTCACCCTCCACCCACTCATCATTAACCAATTCAAACGCCGCCACCACCTCGCCTGCCCGCAAAAATCGGACATGCGTACCCTCCGGGCATCCGATTCGCCTGTCCCCATCGTCGTAAATAGCGGGGATGAGAATATAGGGACGATTGAATAGGATGGCATACGAGATGTTTTGTATCCAAAGAAGCTCGATATATGTGACCGACCAGCCGGGCAGCCAGTCAACAATTGCCCTTCCGGGCCACGGGCCGGGCCATTCATTTATCGTCATCGTGCCTTGATTGCCTCGATAAATTCCTTGAGCTGTGCACCCACATGGAACACCGCGTAATATTGCCCATCCGAGTCGCGTCCGGCCTGGAAGTACTCCATATCGTAATTCTCGCTCAACTCAATCGCCCGCTCCAGCCCGTTCCGATCGTCATAGAGCACCAGATTCCAGGCGTTGCCGAAGTCATCAAGGGAGATCACCTCATAGGTCATGTGGGGTTCTTTGTCGAGCAGCGGCTTCAGGAAGAACAAGCCCGCCAACACGAATAGGCCCAGGGCGCTGAGGGTCACCGCTCCCACCAGGAAGGCCAGCGTAACCGCCCGGACTGGCACGGTCATATAGACGCGGTAGAGCACCAGGCCGAAGATGGTGAGCACCATCAGGCCCGCGAGAACCGCATACCCCTTATCCATGATATCATGTATCAGCTTGTCCATCGTCATTATTCCCCTCTTTCAGCGACGCCCGGAGTTGAAACATCAATTTGTTGAGATCGGGATGATAGAAGCCGCTAGTCTCCGCAAAGTAGATGCTTTGTATTTTGTCTGCGATAGTCGCAATTTCTTCAAGTTGCTCTAGCCGCTCGAATCGCTCCCTAATTGTTGAAAGAAGTTCCCATAGCTCTGGCATGGAATGCTCCTTATCGATACTATCAAGATGAAATTTCCCCGTTGGGTCAGTCCAATGTATTGACATTGTCATCCTCCCCCAGTACCGCCCACCTGGATTATATTGACCAGAAACGCATAGGCTTGAGTATGTTCAACCCATTGCCCGCCACAGAACTCAAATGCTAAATAGTCATCACCCTGCCGCCATGCCATTAGCGATCCCTCGGCAACATCGGGTAGAGTCGCGGCATTCCCTGGCTCCATAAAATCGGCCAGGCACAGGTTACACGCCTCGGCGTGTTCTTTCACTGATAGGATCATCGTTCAACTCCTCCGTTTAATCCGCCCGATTCAACCGGGACGGTTAAGCCAAGGCCACCCAGCGTCTTGTCCCAATCTATATCTCTCGCAAACAGATCGCCTAATGCAATCACCAGACCATCAAAGGCACGGCTCATGCGATCTATCCATACAGCCGGATCGGAATGTAACTGCCATAACCAGACGGCAATTAGCGGAAGCATCAGCACACAGACGAACATGAATATCATCTCATCCTCCTATGCCGCATCGGCCAGCCGCAGCGCCGGGCGGGCGGCGGCGGCGCGCTGCTCCAACTCGTCGAATACCCGCCCCCAGTCCGTGAAGGGCGACGGCCCGTAGACATGCGGAAAGCCATCGACGAGCGCCGTAAAGCCCGTTTGCATCCCGGCCTTTTTGCTGGCGCGCATCTTGACATAGGCCATCTTATCCACATCAAACAGGCCGCCATTGTCAACCAGGATGTAATGCTTGTACCTATCGTACCCGATAGCCAGGTGGTGCTGGTGGCCCATGATGACGTGCGCCTGGTACTTCTGTGCATACCAGTTAGCCTGCCAGAGCTGGTTGACGCTGTAGTCGGTGCCATGACAGACGAACCAACGCCCGTTGGGCGTATCAATCGTGCAATGGTCGAAGTTGCTGACCGTGAGTTTGTCCGAGGCGGCGATCAGGTTCATCAGGTGATCCATATCCATCTGGCCGGTGTGGAGCTTGAGGAACCGGTCTTCATGGTTTCCGGGAAGATAGACGATCCGGTCAAAGTAAAACAGCCAATCGGCGAGCAGCGCCGCCGCTGCCTTCAACTCCTGGCTGGCCGTCGGGAGTTGCACGAGCACCGGATAGGTGCTGGCCCAATCAAGGTTGAGTAGGTCGCCGTTGATGAGTAGCTGCCTGATGCCATGCAGCTCGGCCACCGGCACGACGAGCCGCGCCATGTCAAGGTCGGTCGTCGGGGCCTGCACGTCCGATATGACGACCCAATCGCCGTCAAGGCTCAAGGGCTTGCCCAGGACAACCTCAAACAAGGCGGGGTGCTCTTCCGGTGCGCCCTGGAGCGTCTGCTCATACCGCCAGATACGCCCGGCGCACTGCCCATAGGTCAGGCCGAACAGCGCCCCGACCTCACGCTTGGACTTCTTGCTGCCCTTCCAAACGCCATACAGGAATTCGCCGGTCAGGTCTGGTGCTTCATTGTCGTCATTCAAGTATCACCTCTTTGGCCGTGCCGCTATGCCGCTATGCCGCTATGCCGGTTCCGGCTCCGGGACCTGCTCGAGCTCCAAGACCCAGACGGCGGGTTTGTCTTCTACGCGGCAGCCGGGCCTATTGTTGATTTCATTCCACGCTTCAAAAAAGTGGTCTCTCGGTTCCATATAGACGCCATAACCACAAAGACCCGCGAAGCCCTCTGCGACAGCATCCGCTTCCGTGATGTCCTGAACCCGCTCCTTGCGGATCGCCGTGATCTTGATGCGCCCGACGGCGGGCTTGCCGCGTCCGGGCTGGACGGCGTAGGTGCGGCCTACCTGCCACTTGATGCGTGTTCCATAAAAAACAGTATCAATAGCCAATTCGGGGCCATCACAAAATTCCCAGTGCTCCGGCTTTACGATCCGCCGGGTCTGGGTCTTCTGCCCGGCGAGCACCTTCTCCCATGTGTACTGAAAGATCATGTCACTCCTCGCTTTCCGCCGCCTCACGGCGCGCCTTCTCTTCGGCCAACAGCCGCTTGTGTTCTGAGTCGCTGTTATCCTCCCATCCTTCTGGGACAGCATCAAACCAGCGTATCTCAGAGCGCGCATGAAGGACGGGGTTGTATGTTCCACCCCACGCCCGCCAGCGCTTATGCATCTTGCTGTAGTAGTAATAGGCTGGCCCATAGAATGAGATTTGAGTTTTGCTCATTGTTCCTCGCTTTCCGCCGCCGCAGCGGCCTTGATGCTCACCAACACGCCGGGCTTATGCATCCGCCCGGCCTTCCGCGACCTTAGCCGCAGCTCCGCGACGTGCTGCCAGCCGTCATCCTGGAGCACGCCCGCATACACCAGCCCATCCAGGATCGCCTTGGCGAAGTTGTCCGGGTCCAGCGGGCGCACTGCCCAGGCTGTCATCGTCACCACCACCGGCCCCGGAAACGGGTCGATGGGACAGCCCAGCTTCTCCAGCACCGCGCCCCAGACCTGGGTGTGGACCTCATCAGCCAGCGCCGCCCGCTTCGACCAATGCGGCGTCGAATAGAACCGGTTCGCCGAGATGAGCGCCGACGGCGGCAGCCACAGGTCGAGGGTCACGCCGCCTCCTCGGCCCGCTGCCGGGCCGCTATCGTCTCTTTGGTGAGGATCCGCTTCAGCAGCTCCCGATGGCTCGTCCTGCTGGGGTTCGCGTCTGTCAGCCAGACCAGGTGGCAATTCCAGCAGAGGAGCGCGGGGTGCTCCCCGTGTGCATAATCCATCAAGGGGTTGCCGCACTCCGGGCAGGTGGCGATACCCTTGTTCCCGATATGGATCATCGCGGCCTCCGTGGGCAGCCTGTCGGCCAGCGCGAACCCCTCCGGCGGGGTGAAGTCGGGCATCATGCGATCTGCTCCTTGGGCCGGGGCCGGTTGTGCCCGGCCGTCTGCGGCGCGGGCGTGCCCAGGCGGGCGTCCGGCTCGCCGGGCTTGCGCCGGGCGGCCCCATTGATTATCTCGAACCGTATGTCCGCCTCCTCGTCCGTTACCGCCCGCACGGCCCGCAGAATCACATCGTAAAGTCGGCCCCCCAATACTTTTTGGGCCTCGACCCGATCCACGCCCACCCGGAAATATTCGTCCTCAAGCCCCAGGAACACTGCGCTGCTCAGCCAGGAGTCATACGTCTCCTGAGGGAGTTGTGTCTTGAGAATGGCGGCGATCTCCTGCCACTTCCCCTCGCCCTCAATCAGGACGCGCAGCGGCGGCGGTTCGGGGGCGGGTGGGTCGGCGTAGTCGGGGATGTCGTATTTTCGCGCCAACTTCTTCTCTAACGAAATCGGCGCTTTGGGTGGCTTGCCTTCCGCCTTGCACCCCTTGAGTGTCGCCTCGATGTATCGGATGTTGCGGGCGTTGCGCTCGGCGGCCACCTCGATGGCCTGGCGCGTCCATTCTTCGCCGTAGGTATCGAGCAAATCGCCCAGGTCGTCGCCGATGATTGGCGTCAAGGGGCCAATGTTCGCTTCGTAAAGGGCAAAGACGGTGGCGGATGATTCTTTTTCTTTCTTCTTAGTTTCTTTCTTTTCTTTAATGTCGTTCCCAGATTGGTTACCCTCCTCCACCGCTGGCAGTGGACTAGGGTCACCGGCTGTGGTTACCTTAGTCTCCTGATCGACGCTAGTAACCTTAGTATCCTGGTTACCTTCCTCCACTACTAGTGAGTAGACGAAAGATTGGCCGCGTGGCTCCCGTTTTATTGTTTGGCGCTCGATCCCTTTATCGATTCCGGCCTTGATACTTTTGCGGGATAGCCCCGTCATTTTTTCGAGGTCGGTATAGCTCAATTGATGCGCGGGGCGATGCCAACCGAACGTTTCCCGGCAGATTGCAAGCGTAACCTTTAGCTCGGCTACGTTCATGTCGGCCAGATGCTCATCAAATAATACGTTGGGCATCTGTGTATAGTTCGGCCTGTCGATGGTCTTCTTGGTCACGTTGCCCCCTTGCTTGAATTGCAGCGACGACAAGATAAAACGAGATTATCTAGGTTGTCACTTCCTCCCCGGTATCGAGATATGACGTGATCGACTGTCGCCATGTGATCATTCATGAAATCTATTTCGTTTCGGTTGCCTGTCCCGTTTGGCGCGATCAAGTCCCACAATGCCGACAGTGGCATTAGCCAGGTGCCACAGTAATGACAGGTCATGCCATCGCGGAGCGCGATCTGCGCTCCATAACGCTCAAAATAAGAACCTGTATCTGAATAATCTATGTCCTGATTGTGATAGCCACCCCGTATAAGCACCTTATCGATTGTTTCCTGTCGGGACTCTTCGCTTAGGCCGCTCAAAACCCCATAGAGCGGCGCGTGGTTGCCGGGTCTCCGGTATTGATAAAGATCGCCGCATTCAATCAACCTCTTTATGTTGTTAGCGACAGCTCGCGGACTCATTCCTGCCATCTCCGAAAGCCTCCAGGTCGGCAGGCAAACAGTGCCGTCTTTGTCGGTCTGCCAAGCAATAGCCAGTAACACCAATAATGTTGTACTGTTTTCGCATAGATGGCTATCCCAGGCCCGTCGATATACAACCTCGTTGACTTCCTCACTCATCATCTGCCTCCGTTCGGATACGCCAAAGGCCCGCATCGAAGCTGTTCGTTGCTACACAAGCAGCCGAGGGATTTTGTCCCTTCGATGCGGGCCTTTCGCCCGAACATATAAAAACCCCTCTCGCAGGCACTTGTGTAGCACCCACCATTGTACCGCGCCCGGCGCGGCGGGGCAAACCGATCACGCCGCCACCTCCGGCAGCGCGAGCTGCTGCGGCTCCAGTAGCACCATACTGATTTGTGCTGTAGTCACTCTCTGCTTGGCCGTCTGGCATTTCGCTGTATCCCATTCAAAAGCTAAATAGGGTCGTCTCATTTGATGGCAAACAATCGGATTGGTTCCTTCCCCAGCAAATGGGTCAAACACTAATGGTAAATGCTCAAAGCCTTCCAATAAATAGCGGGTATATCGTGGGGATTTCGCCCAATGATGATTGCCTAGTGCTGGATCATTCCTGTCTGGATAACCGTCAGCTACGTAATCGGTCAAACGCGATTGTCCTATCTTGTCCAGCCATATCACCCGATTGCACTTTGAGATTATTTTGCCATTCATTGGCGCGACGGCGCGGATCATATGTGTTGTAAATGTGTAACGATAGGTTAATCCCGCTCTCTCTAACCAGTCCGTGTTAGTCTTATGCCACTTCCCATTGCTCCACACCAATAGTGCCCCGTCCGGCCTCAGCACCCGCTCTGCCGTCTCAGCCAGCCAGCGGTAATCGTCGATGCGGTCATACACCGGGTCGGTGAATATCAAGTCCACGCTCTCATCCGGGATGTACTTGGCGAGCTGCCTGGCGTCCCCCTGGTAGATGGCATCCAGCCGGAACGGCCCCAGCCAGTCGTCACGCCGGGGCGGCACCAGCCCGCCCGACGCCCACTCGCCGTAGTCCAGCCCGGCGCGGCGGGGCAAGTCACTCACCGCGCCACCTCGTAGTGGGCATGGATCGCAAGCGCCGGATCGTCCCCCAGCATGAATAGTCCCCGGTGCATCTCTCGCAGCCCCCGCACGCGCTTCAGCCGTCGATACGACGCCTCGCTGATGTCCGCGTATTCGCGCCTGGCAGTGGTTGCTGGCGCGGATGGGCTGTCCGCCACGAAATGACTGACAATGGTCACGTCGCGCCGAAAGCCGTCATCGCCGTAGTTGATGGGGGTATTGGTCACATGGATGTAGGCGTAGTCACTCACCGGCGACCTCCCTGACGGCGGCGAGGGCGTCATCAATTAGCCGTAGCGCCTCAATGGCTGGATCAACTGGGTATTTTTGTATCAGGACGTGCAACTCCTCGACCAGCGGGCGCAGGGCCAGGAAGTTGCGGGCCAGTTTGGGCGCGGCGCACGCCAGCCGGGCGCGGGCCTGGGTGCGCTCCAGCTTGTCCTTGACGATGCTGTGATCGCACCGAAAGACCCGCTCGTCAAACCGCTGGCCCTCCACCGATACATAGGCGGCCAGCCCGTCTTCGCCCAGCCGCCACGTCTCTTGCAGCACGCCGTTGATTTCGCTCATTCGTCCCTCCGCTTGATGGTGATGTCATAACCCGCCCGCCCCTCGATGGTGTACCGTAGGGGGCGGTGGCCGTTCTCGACCTTCAGCTTCGCCACGTACCTCTTAAACTGCTGAGGCGTCATGGCTTGTTCAACCGCTATCATCAGCGCCTCGAAGGCCACGGTCGGATCGTCTTTGCTCAGCCCCTTCGATACCCTCAAGTGAGTCCAGCGCAGCACCGGGAACTCGGCCAACAGGTCCCGCGCCACGCTCTCGCCGGGGGCAATCTGCCGGGCAGAATGTTCCTGGAAGTACTCGACCACCCGCCGCCGCTCGGCCAGCGTCTTGTAGACCAGGTGCGTGTCGATGCTGGCTTGCTTCAGTCCCACGTCGCCGTACTCGTCGCGCAGGATGGAGGCCAGCTCACCCATCAGCAGGCGGGTGTCATCCTCGTTATCCGCGCAGTGGCGGAGCTGGTCCACCAGGGCGTTGTAGTCACTCATCACTCATCGCCCTCGCAATCATGCCCACGCCCAACACCAGCGCGACGACCGCCAGCGGGATGACGATGCAGCGGATGAATTCGTAGACGGCGGCGCTCACGGCTGCACCCGCGCCCGCCAGGCGACGGCCACCATCACCACGGCGATGACGATGACGGGCATGAAGGCCCAACAGAGAAGGTGGTAAAGGTCGGTCATGATTGGCGCTCTCCTTATTTCGGGTTTATTTCTACGCGTTCCCCACAATAGGGACAGGTCCAAACCCAAACATCGCCATCGGACACGCTCTCTTGCAGGGCGGCACGATCATTGTGATATGTCTCATAGACTTCATCTGGATGTTCGGATAATTCCTCGCCACAATGGGGGCAGGTCGGCCCGACTTCAAACTGATTTTCATCTATATGGTGTGTCATACCTTTGGCCTTGTTTGGTGAGCGTCCATTCCGCAAAAAATACGCGCCCTTATCCACATACAATTATCTGGGTGTTTATATTTCCCATCCCGAAATGGCTCTCCACAATATCGACAGCGGACAGGATAAAGCTCGCCCACAGCATCCATTTCTTGTGTCCAGGGATTTGATGTAGCGATCTCTTCCAGAACAAGAATACAATCTTCTATCTCCGCTTCAGTTGGCTTGGTTTCCATTGGCAACACCCTCTCTAGTAGGTATTTATATTGGGTAATATAGTTGTTTTATCCCAAAAGCTGCATTCGCGATTGCAATCCCAGACTGTCAAACATCGGCAAGCCCAACCCCAAGAGCCGGGCGCGAATGGTATCAACAGATTCTCTGTCTTCATCCATCAGCAACCAACGCCTTCCCAGCAAGCGGCAAGCGACGGCTGTCGTACCGCCGCCAGCAAACGGGTCAAGGACTACCTCGTTAGCCCTGGAGAAGCAATCAATAAAGTACCGCGCGGAACGAACATCCTGGCCCCAACGATGAAAGCGCTTGTCGGTGCCATTGCCCGACATCACATCATAAGTCACCGTGCGCGGCTCTGATCGCCCCTTAGACCAGGCAGCAATCTGTTTCTGCCGAATAATTACCGGCTTAGATGTTCCGCGCGGGTGGACTTTGCCAGTTTCCCGCCCAACCAATGAAACATGATACATCCAATAGTAGTCGAGATGTCTTCCCATCCTACACATAATCTCGTTCAAATAAGCGCCGCCACACATGACAAGGCAGAAGCCGCCCGGCCGTAACAGGCGCTTACCCTCTTTGGCTACCCATTCGTAAAGCGGCACAAACTCTTTTGAATAGGGAGGGTCAGTAAAAATCAGATCGATTGACTCGTCCGGCAACCAGCGGCACAGCTCGAGAGCATCTCCCTGGATGACGCCGGGCCAATTAGTTTCATCGCTGCCTAACATGTAAGGAATCATGGTTTGAATCCCATAAGTAATGATATGAGTAGGTATAGCGACCTACTTCTCGCCGCGCAGGGCGGCCTGGCTTGCTTCCTGAGCCCGCCTCAATCGACGGGAGCACACATTATTATCGGTGTCAAGATGAAGGTCGCCCAGGTCTTGGGCCATCTCAATTGCCCCCGATAATTCCTCCAGCGCCTTCCGCAGCCGTTTGTTCTCGTCGGCGGGTTGCAGCTCATTCGCCGCCTCGACAATCTGCTCCGGGGTAGCGGGAATCACGCCCCGGCCCTGGCAGACCGGGCAACCCGTAAAGTCACGGTATCCTGTACATTCGGGACACCAAACCAACATCTGCTCAGCCATCCTCGCCTCCCTCGCCGCGCAGGGCGGCCTCGATGCGCTCTAGCAAATCCGGCACCTTCTCCATGTCCAGGTAGCCGCCCTCACCCGCGCCCCACGCCATTTCGTGATAGGACTCATCGAGTAGCGCCCGCAGCACGTCGTTCTCATCCTCGAGGCGGTCGCGATCGGCTCGTAAAGCGTTTCGCTTATTGTCCTCGTGTAGAAATGCCTCATGACGATCTCGTCTCCAAAAGTTCTTGTCCATATTCTTTTCTCCAAAGGGGCAGGCGGGCCGACCGGGGCCAGCCCGCCCGCTTGTCGCTCAGGCCGCTGGCGCTAGCCGCGCCCTCTCTTCGCTGCTCGCCCACCGAACCAACAACGGCTCATAGTTGCCCGCCTTGTTCTTGCCGGGGCCGACCATGAAGGTGATCGTGTAGCCATCCGGGAAGTTGTGATCCTGTCCATCATTCGCCATTCCCAGGTGTTCGCGCATCGCCTTGGGAGGCCACACATCGTCTCCAAATGGCACGACGTCGAGGGTCTTGGAATACTTCCCGTCCTGGTATTTGATGGTCATGCGGCTGTATTCATTGCCCGCCGCGCTGGTGGCTGTGTGCCAGTTCCAACTGATGAGGCCACACATCCACCAATCGCCCGGCTTGCGCTCTGCCGCTTTCGGAGAGAAGTTAAATCGCTCACCTACCGGGGCAGGCAGCGGCATCTCTTCGCGCTCAGGAGAGGGCATAGGCTCAGGATCCTCAGGCGGCGCGCCGTTACCATATTCAACCTCGACAGGGTCACCCGTCTGTGGATGGGGCGCATACCGAACTTCAGTCGGTCCATCCTGTTCGTTGACTTTGTGTCCATTATCCTTCACGGGCAGACCCATCTTCTGGCGCGTAATGCCCACCACCATGCTGTTGATCTGGGCATAGAGCTGCCGCGCCACTTCCATTGCCATCTCGCCGCTCTGCTGTTCGGGCGGGATGGTGGCGGTCATGCTGATCATCGGGGCGATGGTCTGGATGTTGCCCCGCTCGTCTTTGATGCTCATCTTGTCGCCCACCGACACGGTGACAGACGATACGAGATCGAGCGCCGTCACTTCGTTGCCGCTAGCGTCCTGATAAAGAACCGCTCTCTCGCTCATGCTGCCGCTCCTTTGCGCTTGGCTTCCATTTCCGGTGTCTCAATCCGGGGCAGCACGTCCAGCACGAACCGCTGGATGTTGCCCTGGAATTGCATCGCCCCGATGGGCTGGTATTTGCCATCCCGGACGTTAACCACTTCGATCCCCCGGCTCATATGTCCCCAGCGCTCACCGCGTCCTGGGGGTAATGGGCAGTGGATGTCGCAGTTATAGCCGCCGGGCTTGATGTATATCCCGAAGCCCAGATCGAAGCTATCCCCCCTCCGCATAGCGTCCTGGAAGGCGGCGGTCTGGGAGATGTGCTCGATGACGTGCATCAGGTGAGAGCTGGTCAGATTGGCCGGGTCGTCTGTAAGCTGCTCCAGGCAGGGGCGGTTGTGGTCAGCCATGTCCTTTTCCCATTTCGTCTTGAGGCAGTCGGGGATTTCCGCCGCCGGGCGCATCGCCTGGCCCAGGTCTGCCGCGACCCGCTCCACCGTGGTCTCGATGAGGGTCAGCGCGGGCCGGACATCGGCAGTTTCCGCTGGCGCTTCCTTTACCAACTCCACCAGCGTTGCTACCGGCGCGGCCTGGCTGCGGCGCTCGGCCTCGTTCCATAGGCAGGCCATGCGCCCGTAGTAGGCGGCCACCGGATCGTCGCCACGGTCAGGGCGATAAAGATTGTCCAATTCGAAGGGCCAATCTTGTGCATGATAGGCGGGCAACAAGCATCGATGGCACCAATGATCTGTTTGAAGATGAATTCCTGGGCCAAATAATTCGTTGGGATGAATTACGCGCCCGCAATATGTACAATCATACGCCTCCCTGGCGCGGACGACGCGAACAGACCCACGTTGTCCCTTGATATACATATGCTTGCCTTCAACGATGGGGATATATCCCACCAGCGCGTGCGCCTCGATGTCCGGGCCGACGCGCCACGGCTCAATCACCACGCGCCCCAACTCGGCGGGCTTGCTGGCCGGGCGGGTGTGGTGGTTGCGCTCCTCGTTCATCCGCGCGTGATTGCGGATGTTGAGGAAGTCACGCACGACCATGGTCGCATAGGTATCGCTCTCCATAAACTGCGGCCAGTCGGGGATTATGAACCCGTCCTCGCCGTTCTCGCGCAGAATGTGCTTGTCATCCACCACGCTGTAGGTGATCCCGCAGATGCGCTCTGCCGTGGCGTGGCAGGTGCGGATAGCGGTCACGAACGTTTTCACATTGATGGGTTTACGGTCGTCGCTCATGGGTAGCTCGCCTCGTGCAATCCTGCCTGCCGCGCCCTTTTCATGTGTCACATCGTAGGGGCGCGCCTCTTCGCGGCGAATGACTTTGCCGCCGTTCTCCCGATATTGGCGTAGGTGTCGCTGCGTCTGTTCCGCAACGAAAAGGTCTTCCTCTTTCGGGTTTCGTGTGTATGCTGTGCTTGCCATCACGACACCTCAGCCGCTATAACGGCGCGCTTGGCGATGGCCTCGATCTTGCCTCGCCGATCTTCGAGAAGTTGATAGCGGTACTCTGCGCCCTGCCAGAGTTCGCAATCCTCTTTGCCATCAACGGCATTTTTGAGAATGTCGCGTAGCGCCTTCTCCATCATGTCAGATCGGCTAATCAATTCCTCTCGCGATAGGTGATCTAAATTCTGGTTCATACAAAAACCTCCTGGCTGTTTGCTCAGGAGGTGATGGCTTCTTATTGACTTGCCGACTGCGCCTATGCTACAATCAGGCTAAGCCACTCGGAGCCACTACCTCCGGTTGGTGCCGCCAGCGGGGTTCCGGCCCCGCTTTTGGCTTTTCTATTGACTACTTAGATTGTATCATATGCGCGACATACTGTCAATCCCCGGGTACGGGTTTTCCGCGCTTCCTGTCCTTGATGGCCTCAAGATTTTCCTCGGGGATAAGCCAATCGCGCCCACGCTTATCCGCCCCGAGGCGGCCCCGCTCGATCAGTTTGCGGACAGACCCGGGCTTGATTCCCAGGATGTCGGCGGCCTCTTGTGTAGTCAACAACTTACCCATGTGCCCATTGTAGTACATGGGGGGCCTCCTGTCCATGCTATTCAGTTGTTAAACGCAGGGGGCTATTTGTATAGCGCCGCCCCCACCCCTGGCGCTCATTGGTTATCAAGGTGCTGGGGCCGCCGAGTTGACGGCCCCGTTACTCCTCCGCCACATGGGCGGCGAGCTGAAGCCCGGAGAGGACTCGAACCTCTGCTCTCCCCGCCTGGGGGCCGGGGCGCTCTCCCTGAGCTACCGGGCTGTGCGGCGCGGGAATAGCACGCGCCAGAACCAGATCAGATCGAATGTCACTTGCAGCAGCCAGGGCGGGCGCTGGCCCAGCCAGGCCCAGGCTTCGCGCTGTTCGTCAAGGTGTCGGATCATTCTCGTTCTCCGGTGGGGAGACGGTAGGCGGCCCGCCCGCCTCCCCGAAATAGACGTTCGTTCGCAGGTTCAAAGGGTCATCGTTAGCTGCTAGTTCTACGCCAGAATGCCGCCCTGGCTGGACAGGAGCGTTGCTCTCCAAACGCTCCTCGCGTTTTGCTCCTGCCCACCCAGGAGGGCATTCCCCGGAGGGGCGGCGGAGCGGACGCGCCACCCCTCCCCGCAAGCACCGCTGCATCATCATGAACCGCTCTGGGGGCTTGTGCCCCCTGCCACCCACACGACCGGCACTTTGACGATGATGAGAATCAAGTGGCCGTGCGGGTGGCGAGAGGCGCTAGGCTGTCTCGTCGAAGCCCTGCGTTAGGGCGTCGATATCCACACCCAGTTGCCGCGCCGCGATGTTGATCAGCCCCCGCGCCAGGGACAGTTCTACCTTGAGCTGTTCGATCCGCCGATTCTTCGCGGCCAGCTCCCCGGCCAGCACTAACAGCGTGCGGCTGTAATCGTTCTGGCAGGTCAGGCAGTCGGGCGGCGCGGCCTGGGGCGGCTTGCGCCCCTTGAGGATGTCGGTTGGCTCTTGCACCAAGTACTCATCGCTCGCGTGGTATCCCATCAGGCCACCTCCACTTGCTTGTTGAATATCCAATCCCATTCGCCGGGGCGCGGCTCTTCGTTCCACTCTTCGCCCACCGTGGTGGACGCACACCCCACCGGTTTGTCGGCGCATGTCCAGAACTCCTGGACGTGCGTCATCACCTTCCCATCTATCACGACCGGGAGGCGCTGTAGGCCATTGAATTCCGTACAGGGCTTCTTGCAGTGGGGACACTTGGGGGCTGTCATCGGCGGGCCTCGTTTTCGTTACCCGAACGAACCTGTCCATCATCCCGAACAGTCAAATCAAAAAAAATACCATCACGATAGGTCGTGATGACTTCATGGATGTACTGCCGCAGCAGTTCGGTTTTGTTGGTTTCCTTGTCGGCGGCTACGGCACCCAACGCCCTGGCCCATGCCCTGGGGACGCGGATCGTTATTACGGTGGTGTCTTTGCTGTCCAACTCTTTGCTCCTGAGTGTTCGGAAAACTGGACACCCTTACGATACAGTATTGTGATATAATTGTCAATCACCATTTATGAATTTCCGGTTATAATGGCGTTAGAGCCACCCTAGCAAGGATGGATTTATGCCCACAGAACTCGTCCACACGTTAGAAGAGCGCATTAAGGAGGATGGATTGCGCGCCGTGGCGCGCGGCATCAAGATCAGCCCGTCCACGCTGTACAGCATTTTAGACGGCAACGACTTCCAAGATCGAACACTCGCCAAGCTATCACGCTATCTTCATATACCCCCCACCGAGGTCTATCGTATGACGCACACCGAACACGGACATCAACCCAACGATGTCACCTATGACGCCATGCGCCTGATCGCCAGCATGATGGAGCTGCTGCCGGACGATATCAAGGCCCGCCTGATAGAACATTTTCAAAACATGATCCGAACCGAAATCCGATTTTATGAGAAATTCATGAACGACCATCAGTAAGTGTGTTATTATGGGTGTACGACTTGTTGGACTTGATTAAATAGGATAGGGGAGTCATGAACGAATTGATGGTACTCCTACCCTACGCCTCCCCAGACACCCTGCTCGACATCATTCAAACCCTGAAGGGCGCGTTGGATAGGATGGGAAAGCTCGACGATTACCACCGCCAGTGGTGCAAGCGCGTCGAGGGGCGGCTCAGGTCGCAAGACCTGGCAAAAGCCGCGTAGTATCGGGCCGGGGCGCGCAAGCGCCCCTTTTCATTGTATACTGTCCTTATGAAGAAAAAACAGACGCCAGACATCCCCGCCCCGCCCGTCGAGATGACACCCAACCAGGCGCTCGACTACATGGCGCGCCTCTACTACGAACAGACCCTCGCTATCCTGGATATCGCAGACGACATCGAGGACCTGGCACGAGATCGGGACTGGTGGGCGCGCGTCCGGCGGGAATTCGATTGGCTCTTTTGGATCGTCGTTGGGCCGATCCTGCTGGGGCTGCTGTTTTTCCTGCTGACCGGGCTGGCGCTGTTCGGCAATTGACGGCGTGCGGCGTAGGCGCTGGATTGCCTCCCCCGGCTCCATGAGCCGGGGCTTTTTGTTGCCCGGACAACTTGGTCAAAACTTGGTCAAGATGAAGACCGCCCCCAAGGTATAATGGGGGGTTTGTTGCTTGACAATGTACATACAATGTGTATAATTGAGGCATGAGGTGGAACATGGAAAAGATACCGCAAAACTTCAGGCTACCCCGCGTGACCATTGAGCAGCTAGAGGAGATGGCGCGCAAGCGGGGGCTGAGCAAGACCGCCATTGTTATCTTGGCAGTAGGCGAACTGCACCTTAAGAACCGAATAGACAACCAGGAGCGGGCACCCGCCCGCTTGGAGGAAAACACATGAAAATGGCAAAGACGCAGATTGCAAATCTGATGCTAAGCATGGCTGCGTTTGGCTTGTTCGTCGCAAACCAGATCAACGCATTCCAGGGTAAGCATCTCGACTTGCGAAGCGAATGGGGGCCGTACTTGCTTTCGGGCTTCCTCGCACTCGGCATTGCGATCCAAATCGGCAAAATCATCGAAGGACATCGCCACTGGCTCGAAGTGATCGTAACCGGCGTTCTTCTCACCGTCCATGTGGTCGCAGAAGTCACCATCTGGTACCGGGCACAGATACTTGGAGTGGGCATACCATCACAGTTGCCACTCTGGATCGTGGGCCTCTATTGGATCGTGGGCTTACTCGACGTACTGGCGCGGTTTGGGGCGCGAGAGTTACAGCTTTTCCGGGGCGAATCGGAATACGAGCGCCTACAACGGCAGTTGCGAGAAGCCAAGCAAGAGGCCGCCCTGGCAAGGCAAGCGGCAAGTTTTATCCAGCAGCATTCGCAGGATGCAAAATCAGTGCAATCGCACAGTGCAAAGGTATACGAAGCCGTATGCCCCGATTGTGGGCAACTGCTTACAGCCACGAGCAAACGTGGGGTTACGAACGCACTCAATGCACACAAGCGGTGGTGTCCGGCGCAGAAGCAAATCGTACAAGGAAATGGACACCAACCAGTGCCAGAACGGCACACCAACGACAACTAGAAAGCCGGGCGGGTGCCCGCCCGCATGTAAAGGAGTGGAGCGATGGAAGCATGGGAACGAGTGGGAGAATCGCCCGCCTATTGGGGCGGAGCACGATCAGAATGGACCCTGGAGCGGCAGCGGGCGCTCCATGCCAAATGGAAGATCATTCATGCCCGCCACAACTTGGATGGACACAACTTTTCGGGACAGAGCCTATGCGGGGCAGACCTGGGTTTTCTTAGCCTTGAGGGGGCGAATTTCAACGGGGCAGACCTGCGCTATGCCAACTTCGGAGCCTCATTGCTTTATGGGGCGACATTCGTAGGGGCCAAGCTATGTAATGCAGATTTCATTGACGCCGAATTGGTGGGCACCGATTTTTCCGAATCAGACTTGACAGACGCCAGGATGCCCGACGGCAGTATCTACTCATATGGCGGTCGCTGGGGCTAGCCCCCGCCAGCGCGGCGGGGCGGAGGTGAGACGTGGATGAATTTCCCATAATCAAAGATGGATATATCCGTATTCAACTGAACGAGTTCTTGGGTATCTGCAAGATGCTGGGGCTAGATGCCGAAAAAACCATCACCTGGATTGCTGGAGAAAATGGGCGTACCCCGGTCTGGTTAGCCCCGCAGTGGGATATCTATCAAGCTATCGAGCGGGCGCAAGAATCGGAGCGGCTATTGGCGCAAGCCCAGGCAGGCCCGGAGCCGGGCGAGGGGGGCGAGTGATGAAACTATTTTCCCAATTATTCCCCAAACGATATTTTGTTACTCAATATGAGGACATCCCGCCTGTGGCTTATAATCGTCGTCAAGCGCGGGGCGGCTACCTTTTTAGCATTCCGCCCGAACTGCAAATACCCTACGAATTCGGGCGCGAGATGCGAAAAATCATTGGGAAGGCCGCCGCGACCACGCCCCCACCTTCCAATCCGAACCAGGGCGATCCGCATCAAACGTGAGATAGCGGTGTCGCCCTGTTTCCAGGTCGGTTTCGATGATGGCCGCGCCCGCGAAGTGGGCCACTAAGGGCGGGCTGCCGATGCCTTCCCGCGAGTCTTGGTGGTCAGGTTGGACGCCTTGAACAGATCATGCCACATATTGGTGAACCATTCAATCAAGCCCATCCCAGACAGCAACGCGATAAAGGCCGCGATCCAGTTGATCATATCCGCGAAGCCGGGCGTCAGCGAGTTGAGCAGCTCTTGCAGCGGCCCATCCAGCCCCAGCCCCGCCACGGCGGCCATGATCAGGCCGACCAGCGCCGAGAACACGGTCTTCAGCTTCTCGCCATCGACCTCGACGCCGAACCATCCGAGCACCCACTGCACCAGCTCAATGATCCGTTCATTGCCCAGCGCCAGCACGACCAGCGCCACGGCAATAAGGGCGAACTGACTGAGCAGCGCCACCAGGTTATTCCAATCAAACATCTCCATACTCCTTGATTCTAAACTCTGTGGGGCGATGACGTCTTGCGCCCCACCCGATATCGGCGCGCATCGCACGCTCAGGTTGTCCACGTAAATCTCGTTGTAGTCGCCCGGCCACAGGTTGTACCACTCCACTGCAATCGTGGTCTGTGGCCCGGTCGGCACGAAATACAGCCGCATCTGGGTAAATTTCTGGGTGATATCATAGAGACCGGCCTCATATCCATAATCCGATGACACTACCATGTTCGGATCATCCACCTGCCGGTCGAGCGGAAGCTGGTTGCCCTCTGCATCAAAGAAGTAAGGCGGCCCCCCATCCAGGAAGGCCACGAGTTGCGCGTGCCCATTCCGCCGGTCGTCTGCCGTGAGGATATCTGAGCGATAGTCTGGGTTGCCGGGCGCGTTGCTTCGCCAGCTCGCCGCGAACCAGCCCTCGACCTCTACCGTCGCCAAACAGTATGCCGCATCGGTCGTATCGACGACCTGGTACCAGCCGCCCCAGCAGTTGCGCCCCCGGCAGTGGGCACCTTGCGCCCGGTCGCCCTCAAAGACGCGGTAGGGGTCCACCCATATGGCTGCCTCTTTGCTCTCCATCGTCGCCATCGTTTCCGGTTGGTTGCATCCGGTCGTCTGCCCCGGCTCACAAATCAGCGGCACCTGGCACTTGCGCGGCGCGTATTGAAAGCCCTCGGAGTCGAGCACCGTGTCGTTGCAGAAGTAATCGACGAGCCAGGGCGCACAGTTGCCGGATGGGCAGTCGTGGAAAAGACCCTCCATCCCGCCCACCAGCACCAGCTCCGGCGCATCCTCCGGGATGTCTCCAGGGACGATGGGGGTAGGGGTCAGAAAGCCCGTCGGCGTCGCGGATGGCTCCTGGGTGGCCGTCTCCGTGGCGCTAGGGGGGGTAGGCGAGGCGGTGGGCGATTCTGTGGGCTGGGCGGTGTCCGTCGGCTCCGGCGTCCCTGTGGGCGTTGTGGGCGGCGTGGCGCACGCCAACGCGGCCAGCAATAAAACAACCCCTGCCAGCAAAATACGATTATGCTGCATCCTTCTTTGCCTCCCCCAGCGGTCCGGTGCCGGTCTTATTCTCGACAGCCTTCAGGCGCTTCTCTAACTTCGCAACTGTCGCCTCCGCCTCTTCGCTCTTGTGGGCGGCGTCGGCGCGACTCTTTTGAACTTTCACGAGTTCATCCTGAAGATCGCTAATCAATTTGTCTTTGTCCTTTTCCCGAATGGCGGATGCCGCATTTGCATCAGTCAGGTCTTTGATGAGGTCGGCCAATTCACTGATCCGCTTGTCGCGCTGTTGAACGGTGCGATTTAGAGTGGCAATCTCTTTTTTCTGACCTTCGACCTGCTGCCGAAGCTCATTGATTTCGTTCTCTTTGATGGTCGTATCTTGCTCCAGGTCTTCAACCCGACATGCGAGCGCCTCGTATTTCGCCCGCTCTTCTTTCAGCTTGCGCTCAGAGTGCAACTCGATATCCTCTCGGAGTCGGCGCTGGTTATCGATGATCTGCTGGTTAATCTGCTGCTGCTTATCATCTTGATGTTCATTCGATTCGATGATTTTTTGGAGGGCTTGGATAACCTGTATCAAAGCCCAGATCACCACGCCCGCAATGCCCAGCGCGATAACCAGCGGCCCCCCCTCTAAAATGGCTGATATGATTCCTGATAGATCCATGAGTTATTCCTATTCCTCGCCCGCCTGTAGGCCGGGCCACGTCTCATTCCGCAGTTCCAACACCATTTGAATCATGTTCCATTGAGCGGTCGCCATGTTTGCCAGCACCTCATTAGCCTCGGCCAGGTTGGCGATTGGTAGCAGGTCGCTCACGTGTTCCGCGTACCAATCGCCCGCCTCGGCGGTCGTCCACCGCGCCCAACCGGGGATATCCCTCACGTTGTCCTTGGCCCCCAGGCGGATCGCCTCCAGGACGGCGGGCGGGATAATGGGGTGGGCCACGATCCAATCGGTCCAGAACGCCTCTAGCGCCGCTGCGCTGGGCTTCGGCGTCCCGGTGTTGTTGCGATCCCAGTCCTGAATGTTGGCGTATTCGGCCAGGGAGTCGGGGTCAGCGCTATCGCCCGCCCAGCGAAAGCCAACATTCGGGAACATTGATTCTGCTGCGCCCTTATAATTCATCGCGTCATCCTATCTTCAGAATTTCTACTATTGTGTAATAATTGTAATGCCCAGAGATGCTGTGACTTTGCCCAAAGCCAGAAGTGGCTTGCGTTCCCGTAGATCGGTGTCGGATTTCAAAGACCTTCGCGCCCGCGATAGTGATCGTGCCCTTACCAATTGAAAGCGCGTTATTGCCACCATAAGTGGGCGATCCCGTTATATCTTCCGTCGAATCTGTGGTGTTATACAGCCAGCTCACCGTGCCATTTACCGCTGCATGGGCCATTGCTTGCCAGCGGACAATGTAAGTCCCCGCTTGAAGGGTGAACTGATTGCTCGATATGCTAACAATGTTGTCGGCATCAGACAGCTCGGTATTCAAATCTCGCGTGCGATCTGCCCCGGCGCTAAAATCGCCGCCACTGACGTTGTAGGCTTTTTGGTCTGCGATAATGGCATAGCTCACCAGATCACCAAAGGTGAACTCGTCTATGGCCTCCAGCATGTCCTGGACGGTGGCCGCCACACCAAAAAGCAGATTGTCCAGGCTGCCAACGTCTACCGTGACATCGCCTGCCGTGACAACCCCGGTCGTCACATATTGTTTGCCGTCTACATCTCGATGTTCTATGTCCCAGCCCATTTAATCCTCCAGCGCCGTCAGGATGACATTGACCGGGGTATCGGCGCTCGACGAGGCGGCGCGGATATCGTCCCCATCTCCCAAAATGCCGGAAATCGTCGTCTGATCCCCGGCTACCAGTGTCATCGCGTCGGTAATCTGATCGGCTTCGGCGTCTCCATTCACATAAACTGTAAGCGTCGTATCATCGCCGGTTAGATTGACGAACATTACCGAAACGCCCGCCTTATTCGTCACCGATGCGGTATAAAGGGTGTCCACCGTGCCGCTGCCGGTGAGCTGGTCTTGGATTACGCTTGCCGTTGCTGCCATTCAGCCCTCACAAATTCCAGAAGTCAAAGAAGTCTTCGCCATCGCCACCGCCCGCCGTGGCCCCATCCTCGACATTGATCAGCGTTCGCACTTCAGCGGCAGTCATGCCCTTGACATCTTCGCCGGTCAGCCGCCCAACCATCCGCTGCTCGGCAATGTTGATGTCCACCATCGCCGCGCCGGTGTACGCCAGGATGTCGCCTTGAGTCAGCGCCGTTATGGTTACATCAGACAAATCATCCAATGAGGCCGCCCCGCCCCCGCTGCCGATATCATCCAGGAGCCACATATAGCAGCCCCCAGACTGGATATCAAACAGGCACAGGGCGTGCTTGACGTATTCATCGAGGGTGATATCGGCACCATTCCAGCAGTAGATGTTGCCGGTCAGATGCTTAAATACCACCGTCCGGCCATCGTCGGCGGCATGGAAAAGGATGAGTATGAATGCGTCGCTGGCCCCATCCCCATCCCAGCTGATAGTGTCCACATCGTCAGACGGGTCGTTGTCTTCTGTATCGACGGCATGATAGGATTGGGTGGCCGTAATGGCACCGCTCGAAATGGTCAGCTCCGGGGGGGCAGCCAGGATCAGCCCGTCGGGATTGAGATAATCCTCGCCCGCCGTTCGCGCCACTGGCTCCCGACTGGCGTCCGTGCCTATCACCGTTGCCGATGCGGGCATCAAGACCTCGGCGGTCAGCGTGCCATTCGCCGCTGTGACGACGTATTTGGCATCGACCGGCGCGCCGCTGGCGATCTCGCTCAGGGTAATCGGGCCGATGTTGTCGTCCTGAAAGCTCAGGTCGGCGGCATCGCGGGCGACAATGTTATCCACATGGATGCTGTCCGGGTAGGTGCGCTCGTTCGTCCCATCATAGCTGAAGCCCTCCGCATACCACCCCGGCTGAGAGCGCCCCTTCTTGATGCGGATACGGTCGCCCGTGTTGGGCGATGTGTACGCCATCTGCGGGACTTCGACAACCCCGCGCGGGTCGCTGCCGCTGTCCGTCTCCGGGGCGACCTGCATCATCCCGGTCTGCGAATCGTTGCCCACCACCCGCCACGGTTCCGGTTCGTGGTCCTTGATGCGGTTCTCGATATAGGTGTGCAGCTTGCGCTGCACGCGCGCTCGTAATGCCTCGTTTGCCATCAGCCTGTCGTAATCTGCTCCGCGTGGCAGCTCGTCAACCACTGCGGGTTAGGGGTGTTCAACCCCGTTACCGTATGCCGTACTTCTTTGATGTAGCCGTTGTCCAGCCCGATCGTAGCCAGCCCTGCCGGGTCTGGCTCCAGGTAGACGTAAAAATCGTCGGCCACGTTTAATGCGTTGCTGCCCAGCATCGTCCAATCCAGGTCCCACTCGCGGTTAGCCTGGGCCAGCAGGTCGTAACACCATTCCAGCCCCGTGTTGTAGTCGGGGATATAGACGCCGCTTTTGACGTACTGCTGTTTGCCCGGATCGCCCTCGTCTCCATACAGGATGGTAGTGTCCACCGGCACGCCATCGTCGTTGAACTGCTGCCCGACCAGCTTAATCGAGCTGTATTTCGCCTCGTAATATTGCGCCTTCCATGCCTTGCTGTCGCCCTCATTGAAGGCGAAATCCTGAGTCAGCGGGGCGCTGCTGCCAAAGACGGGGTTGGGCGCGGCCCAATATTCGTCTGCCCGCACCACGCGGTCCGGCACGCACTGCACGCTCCCCGTGTAGTTGCAGAAAAAATAGCCCAATTGGGACGCCATCACGTCGATCAACTGCTGCCGGAAGCTGCCCATATTCACCGTGAACCGCTGGAAGCTGTTCGGGTCGTCCCAGATGGTGCAGTTGTAATACTGGGCGGGCGTATAGAGATAGCCCGCCATGATGTCCCAGGCCGCATCGCTCATTGCCAGGTCGGCGCGATAGCGGTATTCATCGCCCCCGGTCGGGTCGCTGCTGCCCAGCCAATAGCGGAGCATCCCATGGTCTCCATCATGCTCGGACAGGGCGCTGTAATTCACCTTTCGATCCAGCTCTTCGGCAGGAGATTCGAGCGGGATGGTCACGGTCTGGGTCGCCTTTGAATAGGCGTAATCCCCCACCCGCAGCAGACACAAATTCTCGGCCCGCTTGTAGCCCCCGATGGGGCTGGCGACTCCGTTGAAATAGGGCACCATATGGAACAGGATCAGCTTCCCCGGCTCCAGCCCATCGAAATCGGCGGTGCGGTCGGTGAGGCGCAGCTCTCCAGACCAGCCGTGGGCATCATATGACCCGGCGAAATTGAAACTATCCACCGCGCCGGGATTCCAACTCCCCGTGTAAATGTAGGCATAGCGGTCGTTAGTCTGCGAATTCGTGGCTGTTACGGTCAGCTTCACCACTACGATCTCGCCGTTGGCCCCGGTGGGCGTCACCGTACATTGCGTCCCCGCCGGGCTGAGGATGGCGCTGCCACTCTCCAGGCTCCAGGTATGACCGGATGCCGCCGTGCCGCCGCGCTCGATGCTGTCCCCGCCGTACAACGTCACTGGCACACCAACCGGCGTCCGCGAGTAGGGGGGGCTGACGAGCGCCACCGGGGATTGAAAGGTCGCCATCGCATAACCGACCGCCCCCATGCCGGTGAAGTTGGCCGGGTCGATCCGGTCGAAGAGCGCCAGGTCATGGGTAAACCCATAGCTGTAGACGTTCTTGAGGGTGTTGTATTGGGCGGCGCTCAGGGTCACGGCGTTACTCCGAACTCGTGCTGATGTAGGACACGGCCACGGACACGCCGGTCACGTAATTCAGGCGCTCAGAGCCGACCGGCAGGTCGAGATTGCAATAGACCGTCCGCCAGCCTGATGTCCGGCCAGGGATGGTGCAGGATTGGCGCTGGCCGTTCATCGAACTGATCCGGCTGTTGAGTTCATGAAAATCGCTTGCGCTCATGACGTCCCAGTTGAGCGTCATCGTTTCATAGGCGTTATAGACAATCCGCGTTCCCTTGCGTCCGTATTTGGCGCGCTCCTCGAAGGTGCCCCAGGGATCGTCGATGCCTAATGTTGAGTGGTTGATGCGGAAGCTGCCCATCAGCCGCCTCCTATGTCGCCCAGCAGGCCATCTAGCATATCCAGGCTAATCAATTCCACAACCTCGCGTATCGTCTTATCAGCCCAATCTCCACTCACATTGACAGTGCCCATCCGCTCGGCTCGCGCCTGGCCCTGGGATTGTATATCGCTGCGGATGGTATCGATCAGTGGCTCCCCGCCGCGCCCCACATTAAAATTAGATTGATCTTGAAAAAATCCGACCCCGCCGATCGTGCCGGTTTCAGGATTAAAAGTCTTTTCCAGCCATTGGGCCGCCGGGCTTTCGGAAAACTCGCCAATTGCCTCGAATAAATCCGTAACCGCACTTACAACCGTTGTAATTCCTGCCGCCACGGCCTCCCAATCAATATTCTGGAGCTTGTCCACCAGCCCCTCGGCGAAAGTGTCGGCAATCGCCATTACCTCGTCTTCATGCTCATCCCACCATTCGAGGATAGATTGCAGCCCCTCAGTGATGAGCGGCAGGAACTTCTCGCCAATATCGCGGGTGGCGGCCTCAAACTCGGCCCTGATGCGCCCCCAGGAGCCAACGATTGTCTCTTCCGCGATGGCCTGCGCCGTTCCTGCCGCGCCGTAGTTCTCCAAAAAGATTCTCATATTCTCAATGCCGCCCTGTGCGGTGTCCGATAGCTTCTCGGCTTCAACCTCAACAAGACCCGTTAATCGTCCTCCCGTCTGTTCAATTTCGTCGGCGGCATCCCCCAAGCCCATCAATTTACTTACATTCACGTCTAGCAATCGGGTAAGCTGAGATAAATCGCCCTGGAGGGCGGCGGTCACACCGCGCGCCATAAGCTGAAAAGGCACATCGGGGCGAGTGGCGGATAGGTCTTCGGTCATTTGTAGGAGTTCTTCCCACAAATCAATATCGAAGTTGCCCTCGGCATCCTTGGCAGCAGCGGCAAGCTGTTGCCCGCCAGCCGCCACCTGTTCCCAATTTTGACCCAATTCCTGTGATATTTGATCAATCCGCTCCATAACGGCGGCGGCGTTTTCCTGGCTTCCTGTTAGATGCTCCAAAACAACTTCATACCGCTGGGCCTGAACCGCCTGATCCAGGAAGATGTTATAGAGTCCCTTGCCAACCTGGATTGCCGTTTGGATGTTTTGAGTAAAGAAGAAAGCCGCCTGGTTCAGCGCATTGAATGCCGCCGCGCCCGCCGCGCCGATCCCTTTGAGATCGCTGACGAAATCGTTCACCATACCCATGGCCCGACGCAGGCCCGATTGCAGCCCTTGCGCGGCGGCGGTGATGACGATTTCGATCCGGTTCTTAGCCACGGTCTATCCTGTTAAAATCGCGCCCGGCTTTCCAGATAATTTTGACGGCCAGCCAGAGCGACTTGAATGCTGCCCCGGTGTTCATTCGGATTGTTTTCATGCCCACATTCACCAGCAGCACCGCCATATCGATCCGGCTTTCCCGGAGCTGTTCCTCCAGCCAGTCATGGTCAATTTCGGCGGCTCTTGGTTCAATCCCGCGCTGCTCCAGCACCTTCTGCCGGGCAGATTGGCGCACCTCATCCATATCAACCGACCGCAGGGCATCGGCCAGGATCGCCTGCATGCGGGGATTGCCCTCCACCTTTTCGCGGAGCGCTTCCATCCGATCCAGCAGCGCGCTGACCTCTTGCTTATTGCCGTTGTCACTCATCATCGATCCCTGTATTGATAGGCATTCTGAACAGCCTGTCCCTTGGTGTAGGCAGGCAGCTTCCAGGCATAGCAGTTGCCCAGGCTGAACGCGTCCTCCCCATCCCCCAGTACGATAGTACAGGCGGTCGGCGTGATGCCTATCGATTCCTGCCCGCTGTCGTCGGGCAGCTTTTCAGCAGTGAATGACCCCGTGAAGCCGGTGCGGATGTTATAGACCGTCACGTCGCTGTCGGTCGCCCCGGCGTGCTCGGAAAACTGCGGGCCGGGGCTGTGACGCCATTGAATAATCCGCGCGACGGTCGTTCCGCTGATGCTCACATAGCCATCCAGGCCGACGAATACCTGAGACATAGGCTAAGTGCTGGCCGCCGGAATGCCCTGCCAGCCCGCATCGAGTGATGCCTGGACGTGAGGATCGCCCCGCAGCGTTTGCATGGCGCGGTCGTTCTTCCCCAGCTTCGATATCTGCTGTAGATGGAACAGGCAGTCGAGCTGGAAATAGCGGCCCTCGCCGGTTCCGTTGGGGTAGAATTTCACCCCGCGCGCCTCTTCGGCCCTATCGATCACCTGCGCGCAGACGTAGGTGTTCCCCAGCACCGAGTTGGTGTCGTCGGTTTCCATGTCCACTTCGATGAAGTAGGTGACTTGCCCATGGGCTACCGTCTTATAGGTGCTGCCCGTGAACTCGACCGACTCCGGCGTCCCGTCATCGAGCCGCACCTCCGTAATGTTGGGCAGTGTCACAAAGTTGGCGGTGCTGGTTTCCAGCTGCACAACCATGTTGACGCCCGTGTAGCGTGTAAAGGCCATCCTGTTAACTCCTGTTGTCTATGATAAACAGCCATTCGTGCTCGATAGTCAGCCCAACCATAGGCGGGTCTAACTCCTCAAAAACCACCGCCGAGATCGTCACCGTCGCGTCGGCGGCCAGCGTGGCGGTGGTGTAATCGTCCGGGTCGGTGCAAAGGGTCGGGTTGCTGAACAGCGCATCGATGTAGGCATCGATCACCTGGGCCGCCTTGGGCGTGACCACGTGCCAGCCCCGCTCATCCCCGGCCCGCTGGATCAAACACTTAAACCGCGCCGTGAAGGTGTTATCCCCCACGTCAAGGCTCGCCGTTGGGCGCACCGGGCTGCTGGTGCTCTCAAATACCGGGGCGATGCAGGGCATGGTGCGCTGCGCCTCAGCCAGGCTCAGCTCGTCGTCGATGTCATACATCGTCACGCCCGACACACTCAGCGCCGCATGGGCAGCAAAAGCATCTTCAATCCGGCTCATAATGGCCCCCTCTTGTAGGGCGTTAACAATGCCCTCGCCCGCGATGAGATAGCCTGTGGCACAATCACCCCGAAGTCGGTGATGACCGTCACATCGCCAGGGCCGCTGCCGCCCGATTGTTTCATCAGGTACAGCTCCCTGACCATGATAGCAACCGCCTCCTTGACCGGCTCCGGCGTAGTGGCCGCATAGCCCCAGACCGCCGTTATCTTCACGGCCCGCCGCCCCGACGGCCAGTAGGCGAAAGTCGAGGAGCTGGGCACGATTTCCAGTAGCCGGTAGGGCGCGGCGTCATAGCGGTCGCCATCCGATTTCCAGTAGTCGGTGTCTGCCGTCATGGTCGAATAGGACGTGAACGGATATTCCGCCTGCTGCACCGTGGTGATGCTGGTGCACTCGTCGATCCACAGGTCGATCCGCCCCTCGCCGTCAAAGTAACGGGCGCTGGCGACGACATCAGCGGTGTTCAGCCAGCCCGGATCACCCATCGTCACCCGGTCCGCCCAGCGCGACAGGGCGGTGATTTCCGCCGTGATCAGCGCATCGTCTGCCGCGTCGGTGGAGTCGATGGCGTTGCGCGTCTTATATTCGGCCAGGGTTAGATAGTCGTTTGTCGCCACATTCGCCCCTTAACTGAACGCAATCGCGGCGGACACCTCGCCCGCCCCCTGCATGGGCTGAACAAATAAATACCAGGTAGCGGTGCTGGTTTCGGTCAGCGTGATATCGAGTGCCCCCCCGGCGGTGGTGATGGCAAAGCCACACAGGTCGGCAGTCACTTCTGCCAATTCTTCGCCGTTGTCGCCAATCGCCACCCCGCCCGATGGTGCACCGGCACTAATGCCGATCCCCGTTGCAACATCCGATATGTGCCACCAGACCACACAGGCTATTGCCATGTTGGTGCCCTGCTGGTCTTTGAGTTGGACGTCGATATTTCTGTCATCTCCGGCCTGGTCATTGATGGTATAGGTGATGTCCCCCACAAAATCGGTTGCCAGGGTGGTGATGCCGTCGAGCTGGTTTATCTCGGTGGCGTTGCTGGTGATGGTATCCCCGGCCAGCTTGAGCGCCCCCCCGCTGGCTATGTCGATGTCGCCCCCGCTGGCAACGTCAATCCCGCCCCCATTGTTGACACTAATCCTGGTGTCGCCTAAGTCATATCCGGTTGTCATATGCTATCTCCTGTTTGTATTCGCCCAACTTCTCGACCCGCCACAACCCCGGCGCGTCGATATCCGGCCAATAGATCTCGTCCGTTATCGGCTCACAGTGTCCGCACGCCACGCCGGTATGCGTGACCTGGGTGAAGCCCTTTTCCTTCGCATCGAAGGCCAGCCCCCAGTCCGCCGCGCCGGGGCCGTCCCGATAAAAGGCGATCTCCTCCAGAACCGGGCGGCGGATCAGCGTGCAATGGAAACCGCAGCCCAGCGTCTCGACAGGCACGCCCCACAGCTTGCGGGCGCTGTCGGGGTGCAAATCCAGGGTGTCGATATCCCCCCATTTCAAAGAGAGCGCCGCCGTCCACTGGTGGGGTGGGTTGCGCCATACCGCCAGGCCATAGGCCACGTCAGCCCCCACCGCCAGCAGGTCGTGCAGGGCCATCCGTGGGATCAGCATGTCGTCATCCAGGCTGAACAGCGCCCCATACTTCCCTTCCAGCGCCATATTCCGCGCCCGGTTCACCTTCAGGCAGTGGATATCGTAGCGGTGGTGGTGCCCCGGATTGGCGTTTTGGGTCCGGTCGAATACCGATGTAACCTCGTGCCCCGCCACGTCGATCTCGTGGATGGAGGTCAGGGCGGGCATGATGACGCGCGACTGGGTGACGTACATCAAGATTCGCACTCGACCGCCTCCCCCAGCTTCTCGACCCGGTAGAGGTCGTCTGTCTCCACGTCCGGCCAGTAAATCTCGCCCTTATCAGCGCCAATGTGCCCGCAGATCAACCCGAAATCGCACCGCTGCAAATAGCCCACCCGCTGGGCATCTGCCGATATGTACCAATCGTTACAGGCTTTGCCGCCCCGCCGGAAGGGCAGCTTGACCATGACGTGCCGCCGATAGGCGGTCAACCCATTGCCCACGCCGTACACGTCGCGCACTTGCCCCCACGCCAGCCGGGCAAAGTCGGGGTTCATACTATAGCTTTGCCCGCCCAACTCACTAAGCGAGGTATAGGCGCTCCATCGTTGGGACTTGTGCCGAAACACGTACAACCCATAGGCGATGTCTGCCCCCAATTGGAGCACACGCATCAAACGCGGGAAGGCGTCTTCTGGGATGATAATGTCGTCCTCCAGGCTGATGAACACATCCCAATCGCCCGCCAAAAACACCTGCTGCGCCCGGCGGTACTTGCGCACCACGTTATCGTGTCCGTCTGCCGACTCATTGTCGCCATACGCCAGGTAGTGGTCAATCGCCACGCCCGGATCGGCCTGCCGCCAGTAGGCAAGCGCCTTCTGCCAGGAGGCCATCGCCCGGTCAAGCTGGCGATAGATGGGGGTGTAGACAAACGCTCTTATACTCACCAGTCGTTATCTTCCTCATAGCCCAGCCGGATTAGCCAATCACCCGCATGGGCCTTAAAAACCTCTTTAACTTTGGGCGTGAAGTGCTTGCGCCAACTGCCCGTCTTGCCCTTCCTAAAGGTGGGGCTGCGGTCGGTCTGCCGCCCCATTACGATAGCGTTCAGCGCCATCTGCTCGACCACGCCGGGGCTGACCACTGCCCCCCCCAGCCCCTGATTATGGACGGCCACCCCATAGAGATAACGGATGAGCAGCGTCACGGTGGGCTTTGCATTATTCACCATCTGCTCAAATGTCACCTTGAGCACCCAGTCCACGTCGAGCCAGGGCGCATAGAGCACCCACCGCTCAAAGAGCGGCGCATAAACCCCGAAGCCCTCTATCACCGCGCAGAGTCGCGCCTCATGGTCGGGCAGTGCCCGGAAGGCGTCCTTGTCCGGCCCCTTGAATTTCGAGTCGTCGTCGGCCAGAATGTGGAACATCTGGCTGACCGCCACGTCCCGCAGGTCACGATAGATGAACACCGTCCCGATCCCCAGCTCGTATAGGGCATTGTGGATGTCGTCCGTATACCCCGTATGGCCGCGCAGGAAGTCACCCGGCCTGAGCCTCGACAGCGCCTCCCGGAACACGCCCAGGTTCACCCATTCGGTAGACCAGGCGTGCCGGGCGAATGTGCCGAGCCAGTTGGCATCGGTAGTGCCGTTCTTCCGCGTGCTGGCCGGATTCAGGAAGGATGCCACCCACAAGCCAATCAGGTGCAGCCCCGACTTCGGAAAGCCATTCAGATAGGCGATGGGCGCAACCTCGACGACGGCGGGCGCTTCCATCATGGCTGGAATATTACCGCCGTCAGCGTGCCCGCTTTTGTGGCCCCGCCCGATGCGATTGTCCAGGCCAGCTTCCCGCCCACATAAGGCATATCGAAGGCGATCCGCGTGCCATCCAACGTCAGTCCCGTTCCACTATGGTCATGCACTTGCTCTCGCGGATAATAGGTGGCATCAGCACTCACGCCAGTCAGGGTGAGTAGCGTGGTCGCCACCCCGTCCGTGCCCGTATAGGTCAGCGCAATGGTCGGGGTTGTCAGGGTGCCAATTGCCAGCCGGACGGCAAAGAGCAGACCATAGAACCGCGTCTCACCGCTGCCGCTGCCTGACTGGTCAGCAATCGTCGCCAGGGCCAGCGTTTCCTCAACCAGTTTCATCGCCGTTCTCCTCATCGGGTGCTTCCTCTTTCGGCTCTTCCTCCGGCTCTGGTTCGGGGTAGAGCAAGTCGCGGGCGGCCTGCCGTAGCTGCTCGGCCCGCTTTTCGCCCACCCCCTGCGCCCTGGTTAAAAACACCTTTGTGGCGTGCGCCAGGTCGTGGGCCGTGCGGATTTCGATCTCGTTCAGTGCATCTTCAAGCGCTGCGGCCCCCGGCACATCAGCCAGCGGCACCGTGCTAGCGGTCGAGACGGTAGGCCCTTCCTCGCTAGGTGCGGCGACTGCCGCGCCCTTTTCGGCCACTTCGGCCCACCCTAGGGCGATCAGCCGCCGGGCGTCTACTGCTGGTAGGTCTGCCGTCTTCCCGGCCTCAAAGAACCGCTCTTGGGTTTCGTATCCACGATGGTCGCGCTTAAACGTGATTCTCATTTGTCCTCCTAAGCGGGGGAGGGGAATAAACCCCCTCCCCACTTATTCGCGTCAGTTGTTGGTCGAGAAGGCGTTCGCCTCCGTGCAGCCGATGATCCGACCCGCTGTATCCTCCAGGTCAAACCCGGTCGTGGCCTGCAAGAAGCAGCCCGCATAGATGATATGGCCGGTCGTCGCGTCATCGTTAACTGCTATCGAGCACGTCTCGCTCAGTTGCCCGATGTAGCAGTTCTGGAAGATCGACCCCCAGCCGTTCACCACGGACGCCTCGATGTACACGCCGGTATCCCCACCGATAAAGCAGTCCTGTACCCTGCACCCATGGAAATGGGTGCCGGTAATGGTCATGCCGACGGTGAACTGATTGCCGGTTGAACTCTGGTTGTTCCACAGGCAGTCATACCAGTTGACGCCGCCCGCGATGTCGAGATCGACGCCCGCCGCTGGCGCGCCACCGGGTATTCCATTGGTTGCAAAGCAGCAATGGACAAAGTTGCTACGGAACAGGTTCGTGCCCCGGAAGGCGTAGCAGGCCGACCCGGCCTGGAATTGGATGTTATACCAATTCACGCCGCGCATGGTGGCGGTAAAGTCGCAGCCATCGCTCGCGCCGCTGTCAGCCCCGATCCGTGCGATCCCGACCCCATTCCCGAACGGGTCAGCGCCGACGCCGATCACGTCGCAGTAGTGAAACGCTGTCGTCAGGGCGGTATAGGCAGTCGCCGTGCCCTGCACATAGATGCGGGCGCGGACATACTGGTCATTCGTGGTCAGTCCGGCGCGGTAGGCTTCCCACAGCGCCGCCGCCGTCGAAATCTCGTCGCAGGCATTGTCCCAGTCGGAGCCGTCGAAGCCGGAGCTGCCGGATACGTTATTGACAAAGTATTCCTTGCCCGTGTAGCCCGCCCCTGGGTATCCTCCAGAGGCCGCCGCCCCATCCGCCAGATCGGCCAGCACAGAGTGACCCGCCTTCATGTTGTAAAGTCCCATGATATTCTCCTTATGGGGTAGGGGGGCGGTCAGTCCCGCCGAACGAGCGGCTTTTCCGCCCCTATTCCCCCTCTAAGCTCAAACGGTGACGTTGTACGAGATGGCCGCGGCTTCCGTGTCCCGGTAAACCAGGCCCACCCGCATCATCGCCACGATTTCGGTCAGGTCAGCGCGGGCGTAGCGATCGCGCTCAAGCGTGATCCGCCGCTTGTAGCCCAGCCGCCATTGATCCCATCGAACGGCCAGGATCGCACCTTTGGTATTGTCGCTGGCGGTATCGATATCGATATATCCGGTGGCCTCCGTCTTGTATTCATAGCCGGTGTTGCCCAGCGAGGCGCGGTGCATGTTGTAGGAGGTGATGACTTCCCGCCCCCAGATTTGCGTCAGCATCCCGTTTTCAACGGTCGGGGCGCTGTATACGTCGCGCGTCTTGACTTCGGGCAGTTGCAGTGCTGTCCAGTTGACGTTCGGGTCCTGAATGAAGCTGGTCGTCTGTGGACCGCCCACATAGGCGTTCTTGCCGCCCGCCCCCATCAATTGCAGGGTCAGCAGATAGTCTTCCACGTCCAGCGCGCCAGCGCTTCGTCCGTTGGCGGTGTTGGTCACCAGGGCCAGTTTTCTGAACCCATCCATCACCACGTGCCAATCGGTCGAGCCAGCCGTCCCGGCGGCGTCGTTGATGCCAGCCGAGCTGGTGTTGGTGTCGCCGTCGATGATGGCGCTCGCCAGGTAGTTCGCGCCGGAGACGGCGATCTGCCGCTCGATCTGCGGCATCAGCGGGATAATGCTGTCTTCCTCCAACTCGCCGGAGAACGGCACTGCCGCGCCCAGCTTGGCAACGCTCAACGTCTGGTTGGCCGTCCCTATCCGTGAGGTCGTCACGGTGCGGGCGGGGCCACCCGAAGCGGTTGCCACGGCCTCGGCCACGACATACCAGGTCGGGTCGGTGCTCTCCAGATGGAACCGGATCGTGCTGGCACCCTGCGGCACCTCGACTGCATACTGGTTCATGCGATCCAGAACGGGGTTCGCCTGGCGGATGACCTCCCAAAGTGCATTGGAGTACATCACCGTGACCCACTCTTTACCAAAGCCGGTCGAGGTCGAGTAGTCGGCCTCGTTGGCCTTGATCGCGCTCTCGACGGCGGCCTGGTCATGATAGCCCAGCGCCTTCAGCATCACGCGCTCGTCTTCAACCTCATTCGCGATGTTCATTGGCGTCAGGGGGCGATCCTGCTCGAATGCCTTGACGGCTGCATAGTCGTAAAGCCCCTGCGGCACCGATTCCTTGTTGGCCTTCAGCAGCCCAATTGCCAGGGCCGCCTGTGGACCGCTCAGGGTTTCGTACTTCTTCAGGCCGTGGAATTCAGTCACCACGGGCGCATCATCTGCCGAGAAGGGCAGACGACGGCTCGCCTTGACTTCCTCTTCCCACTTGGCGCGCTCGGCCTTGATGGCCTCGGCCATTTCTTCCTGTCGCTTCTGCTCCGCTTCCTGCTCGGCCTTCTGTGCTTCGCGGTCAGCTTTGAGAGCGTCGGCCACAGACTGATTGACCAGCTTTGTCACCTCTTCGGGCGACAGAGCGGTCGTTTCGTTCTCTGCCATGTTATCCTCCGCTTTGATAGTTGATTCGACCGCGCCGCTCGTTTCGCTTACGCCCGCCCCTTGCGTATCCGCCTCTGGGCTGTCCGTCTCCGCTCCGCTCACGTCGCTTATTTCCACATCAGGCCATTCGATCCCGGCCTGCTCGTACACTGCCTTGACGGCGGGAAGGGCAACGGCATAGCCGTTCACGGGCCGCTTCCTGCCATCCAACTCAACCAATGTCAATTCAATTACCGGCCACTCATCGATGTGGCCGCTGGGGCCCACTCGCCTTAGATGGTTGGCGCTGCCCGATGAGGCAAATGCAAGCCCCTTCTGGGCATAGTCCCATATACGCTGGGCAAGGGGTTTGGCTTTGTCGAGAATGACCTTGTACCATACCCCATCCGACTTCACTTCCCGCCCGATGGTCTTCCCAATGTACTCTGGTCTTCCCATAGGCCGACCGCTCGGATCAAACCCGTGATAATATACGACCGGGGGGCGGGGGAACTTGTCCTCATGGAAGTTCGTGCGCTGGTCGAAATATTCCCCCTGAATATCCTTGCCATTCACCGGCCCATACCATGGGTTGCCCAGCACGTCTAGCGTCCACTCTTCGCCGTCGCTAACCGCCTTTACGGTCGCCTTCGCCGCCCCCGGCTCATTGGCATAGAGGGCCGCGACCTGGGCATTGGCCTCTTCCCTGGTGTCGTGGCAGCCCAGGCTATCCCCCACCGGGTTGTTGTCCGCATCATGCTTATACACGCAGAACTCGTTATCTTGCTTAACCACCATGTAGGGCATCAAAACCCCCTAAAAAACGCGTTATTCAACTCTTCCTCAAAGAAGCCCCGCACCATGGCAGCCTCTTCCGCTTCGACCGTTTTGGTCGTTTTCCATTTCCGCGCCGCATGGAACCATGCCTGCTGATCGCCCTGTACATAGGGGCCATAGCTGGCGTTATTCCCGGCAACCCCGGTCAAGCCCGCGTCCTCAAACTTCACCGTCCAGCGCGTACCGAGCTTCTGGCTTGCCGAGCCGGGGCGCAATCGATAGGCGACAGCCCCCTCGCGTGATACATTCGGCTCCATCCAGCCGCGCCCGCGCTGGTAGTAGCCCATAAGGCCGCCCCCCGGATAAACGCGCCCCGGACGGTTGGCCTCCGTCTCTGGCGGGTACTTGGCGATTTGCGCCTTGACGTGTACGGTGCCGCGCTTGACCGCCCGCTTGACCGCCCCCATCGCCTTTTCGGGGTTGAGCAGCGCCCGGACGGTATCGGCCCCTGTGATTTTGATTTGAATTCCGTCGCTCACTTCTCCACCTCAAGGTTCCACCAACACCGGCAGCGCGGATGAGCCGGTGGTAATTGGCCGTCCTCGATCCGCTTGCCATGACGGGGCGCACAGATGGGACAAACCGTCTCGTCCCGATTGGTCTGCCACACCCGATAGGTCGCTATGCCGTCCTTCCGCAGCTCATCCTCCAACCACAACTGCCCTTCCGAGGCAGCCCGCGTCGTTTCGGTAATGGCGATCATCTCGGCCCGCACTGGCCCAAACGTCCCCGATAGACTTTGCTTCAGATCGCCTATCGTGCGCCCGCTCTCCTCAAAGAAGCCGGGGATGATAGACTGGAGATTGCTGCGGGTCGTCGTGTTGATATCCTTAACCAGGCCAAACCCATACTGCCGCGCCCACTCTACCGCCCGCGCATTCACCAGCCCCCAGTCCGTGCCTATACGCTGCGTATCGAGCAGCATCTTCGCACTGTCCAGGTAGATGGCCTCTAGCACGTCCACCAGCGGCACCTGCACCTCGTCCAGGCTGTCGTACCACTCCTGGCTCACATTGTTAAGGTTCGGCGGGTCGCCCAGCTGCTCAATCAGGTCGGCCAGACGCCCCTGGAAGTATCGCCCCAACAGGCGGGCGAGTTTGCGTTCCCAATCATTGCGGCCCGGCAGGTCGGGCATATCACGGATATCCTTCCCACCGCCGCGCATCCTCAAACACCAACCGCGCCCCCTCCGGCGTGCTGACGGCCTCCAGGCCGCCCTCAATCGCCGCTTTCAGGGCGGCGGGCACGAACTCGGCCTTGAATTCCCGCCAGGATTGCTGTCCCGCCTTGATGCGCTTCACCACGAACCGCTCCCATGTGCCCAACTCGTCGCGCACTTGCTGGGCTTTGGTGGGCGGGACCTCTTTGCGGTCGGGGGGTGGCTCCTTGGCGTCATCATCCGCCTCACCATCGTTCGGGGGCGGCTGAGTGCCGGGGAACGGCATTGGCGGGGGCTTCGGTTCTTCAATCGTGTTCGGGTCAACCCCCTCAAGCCCCACCAACTGAACGGCGGCCTTCAGCGAAAACCCGGCCAGCACGGCGGCCTGGATAACGGCCAGCTTGCTTTGCAAGGCCCGCAGACGCTCATCGTCAGAGTCGTCTCTGGCGGGCAGCCCCAACGAGGCGCGCGTTTCGTTCTTTGTCACGACGCCCTCTGTGATGTGATAGCCGAATATCTGATCTGACTTAATCATTGAGCCATCCGAAGCCGTCGCGGCATTGTTGTTCCCCGTCCCCGTCGCATCCTCTGGGGCCTCTTCCTGCCCACCCTCAATCTGGGCGATGCTGCCGCCGCCATTCCCGGCAGGGGCACTGCCCGCCTGGGCTACCAGCATCTTATCGCGCCCATCCCCCAGCGGCGGCAGGTCATAATAGCGCTCGCGGAACTCCTCCATCGTCATGATCTGGGATGCCCGATCCTGCTCATTCAAATCCATCTGGCGGTCGCGTACCCGGACATCCTCAAACTCGCACACCAGGTTGTCGCCATAGGCGGGCAGGATGTCATTGGTGATCTTCTCGGCGATGCTCACCAGCAGCGGCCACACCGTGTGGCTCATGTAGGTGGCTTCATTCGAGCGGGCGTTGTTGAGCGCCGAGCTGGCATTGAGCATGGCATAGAGGCCGGGGGCGAATATCTGGTATATCTCCTCCCGATTGAACTGCCTGCCCTGAAGGAACTCCATGTCCTTCTGGCTCATGGCCGTATTAATAAAGTCCGCCGCGCCCTGCCCGGTGCCCCGCATCATCATCAACCGGCGCTTGGTGCCGCCGTATTTCTTTTCTACGTCCGCCAGCATCTTTTCCCATTGGCCGTCCTCGATGGTGTCGGCAAATTTCAGGATGCCGGATATCTTGGCGTTGTCTTTGTGGAAAAAGTTGGTATTCCATTCCGACATCGCCTTGTCGCCCAGGATGGCAACGGCCAGCGCCTCGACCGGCGACAGCCCCACATAGGGGTTATAGGGGTTGGGCGTCTTCAGATGGACGACTTCCCACGGCTCCAGGGCAATCTCCGGTTGCCAGCCCGGATTGTATAGATATCCCTTGATAGCCAGCTTGCCGTCGGGCACCGGCCTGATCCGGTCGCTGGGGATGATCCACATCTCGCTGGGCGGGGCGGCCTCGTTCAATTTGTTGAGCCAGATATAGGCATTGCCGGTCAGCGCCCGGAAGATGACCAGCGCCTCCAGGAACTCGCTCCGGCTGAGCAGCGGATTAGGCCGCTTGAGCAGCAGCTCGAAAGGATGATTGATAATGTCTTCGGTCTTCTCGTTCTTCTCTTGCTTGACCATGAGTGGGGGCGTCGCCACATCCCGCGCCAGGATGGAGACCGCCGAATACACCCACGACGTGCGGAAAGTCCCCGTCTGGTTCCTATAGATCGACAGGTCGGGGAGGGGCGTATAGCTCTCCGCGCCCGCCGCAAACCACGGCGGGGCCGGGCCGGTCGCCTTGATAATTTGCTGCGGCCTCGGCTGCGGAGACCGCCTGATCATTACCCAAGGTTTATCCATCATTAGTCCAGGTCTATAAAGGCAATCGGGCTGCCCATAATCTTTGTGGCGGCCACGCCATAGCGCAGGGCGTCCAAAAAGTGATATGTCTCTTTGTTCTTTATCTTTTCCGTTGGATTACCTTCGGCATCCAACACCCGCGCATAAGTCATAAACTGGTCCCGCAGCCCACTCAGGCTATCAAAAATAAACAGGCGCTTCTGCCGGAGCAGGGCAACAATCCGGTCGATGCCACTCTCAACATCATGAAATGGCGGCTCTTTGGCGAGGACGCCCGCTGCCCGCCAATCTAATCGCTGCTGTACCTCGCCTTTGGCCCCAACGGCCCACTTATGGACATTCTCGTGGTTGCGCCTGGCAATGCTCAACGCCTTCTCTGCATGTTCCGCTGTCGATAGCCCGCCCTCCAGGCTCTCTCGATAGGCATAATACACATCATGGTCGATGTCGTGCGCCAGCCACACCAGGGCCGTGTTGACCGCCCCCGGATCGATCCCCACATAGCGCGGCCAGGTGGTCGGCAGAACAAAGGGACGAACGAGACTGCCATCATTCTCCCGATAATCATCCACGAAATCGCCATAAATCATGCCCGCCGGGCGCTCGAACAGCCCTCGATAGAACATGTTGAACTTCCACGACGGCAGGCGCTTCTGGGCATCCCTAAACTCGACCTGGCTAAAGCGCGGATTGTATGTGCTGTCGAACTGGATGACGTTGTAATCCAAGCCCCCATTCCGCCACGGGTCATATACCTGCTGCTTGAGCCATCCCAGGTTATAGGGCGTCGTCGTAATCAGCACCGGCCCCCGCGACAGGCTCAAGCGGCGCAACACCGCCTCCCAGGCCAACAGCGAAAAATCATCATGACCGGCCTCATCAAGCCAGGCCGCTAATGCCGTCGCGCTTTCCAGCCCACCTTCTGCCGTAGCCGAGCGGAGGATGATGCGCCCCCACATCGGATCGGCGCTGTTCGTAGCCCAGAACTGGCCGGTGGCCGGGTCTTTAAGCTCGACGACTTTATCCCCGCCCCAGTAGCGGCCTACTCCGAAAAGTACCTCGAATACTGCCTTGAGTTCGGGGAGCATCTTGAGCTTAAACATGTCATAGGTGGCCGTCACGGCGAGATAGTCCCCGCCGCCGAAGCCCTCCCAGCCCCAACCGCCATAAATCGCGCGGTAGAGCCAGAACGGCCCCCAGCTCGTCTTGCCCGATTGCGTGCCTGCTATCATCGCCGTAAAGCGGGCGGTGCTATCCCAGGCTTGGGTCTGCCCCTGGTGGAAGTTCAGCGTCAGCTTTTGTTTATGAATTTGGTAAAGTTCAGGGGGCGTCATCCGCCCCATAGTCCTTAACGACCTCGACAGTCGTGAATTGCACCGGCTGGCCGTCCACGCCGGTCACTTCCTGGCGCTCCACATAGCCGCGCTTCTTTAGTTGCGTCTTGGCATAGAAAATGATGGCGGTCACATTGCCATCATCAATCAATTTCATGAGTTGCGTTTCAACATAATCGTGCCGCTTTTCGCGGGCCTCTTCGACGGCCTCGGCCACGGTGCTGTATTTATCCATCAGACGATAGAAGTGCTGGCGCGTGCAACCTATTAGATCGGCGGCTTGTGAAATAAAGCCCCGCGCCTGATATGCTGCCTCTACCGCCTGTTTTGCCGTTATTGCCATCTCTTTTTTATGGGGCGTCACATTCGTAACATCACGCCGCCCTCGCCTCGACATCCTCGCCCACGTTATAAATCCGCAGCACCTCGCCGCGCCCCGCACACAAGCGGCACTTCTGTTTCCAGGAGCGCCCGATGTAAGACGTGGCAGGGATGGTCAGGCCGTATTCATCGTGGCCGAGGTGGTTGACCGCGCCGTACCGCTCTTCGACAGTCGCGCCGATCCCGTCGCAGAACTCACACTTGACGAGGCGGAAGACTTTCACGCGCCTTGATACTCCTCCGGCGGGTCATACGGATCGCAGTCGTCATACCAGGTGGTCGCGGGGCCGAGCGTTTCGGTCTGCCCGGCAGATTGGGGGAATGGCTTTGCCAATTCCCGAACCATATTGATGACATCCCAATAGGAGAACCGCGAAAACATGCTCACCCGAATGGCGAATAATGAAAGCCCTACCTTATATGCGATATTATTAATCCATATTCCCATTGGTCACACTTCCATCGTCTCGGTCTGCTTGGCAGATTGGAATGAGGCAGCTTGCCGTTTTTCCCATTCTTTATAGTTGATATGGATTAGTGCCACATCAGCCTCAAATGCGTTAACCCCGGCCCAATCCCTGATTTCGGACCAGAATGCAAGCCTCAATTGATTGAACCATTTGGCGATTTTCATGTGTTACAAAACCTTTGCAAAGCCTCGAAACGTAAATAGTGATATCAAGGGATATCGTGACTTATTCCCTCAAAAAACCTGGACAACTTTTCCCCTCCCCGCGCCGCCGCCAGTCGGTGCGCTATGCCTGTCGGCTACCAGCTCTTTCGCTTATTGCACCCGGCGCTGGCGGGCAGGAATAGAAAAGCTCTACTTACATGATATAAGTAGAGCCGTCAAGGATGCGCAAAAAGCGCAATGAGTTATTTTATTGCGGGGTTTTAGTTACGACTGGATGGCTTCATCCCTCTGATATTGCGCCTCAACCTTGGCCTTTCGAATATTAGGGGCCAAAACATTAGAGACTATGACAAAGCCGCCATATATCATAACTATGGGTTTATAAGTCGGCGGCAGAGGCATCCAAATATCAGAACTCTGCTCCATCAAGGATTGTCGGTTTATAGATAAAATGCTCCCATCCGAATCAAACCAGAACTCATAAACACCCCATCGCCGGGCCAAATCTGCTATTACCTCATTCATAATACCAACTCCCGCGCCAGCGTGATAACCGGCGTCTCCTCAATCGCCCATCCCGACTTCGCCCCGTTGGGCCGGTGTATCTCATGGATGCTTTCGAGCAGCGCTAGCTCATACTGCACCGTCCGCTTGCTGACGCCCACCATATCGGCTATCTCCACCGTCCGGGCGGGCTGTTCGGTATCGCGCACGAGATCGCGCACCAGACGGCGGATTTGCTGCTGCCGCCAAGTCAGTGTCGGCTTCTGGATATCGAGATATGCTCCACAATTAGGACATCTAATCATGTTACATCTCCACCCATTCACCGTTAACCAACATAAACAGAACCGACCAATCCTCGAATATAAAATCAATCATGGCCCCATCCCCAAAAAATATTTCAGAAACACCAACCACAGGATAAAACCAAATTAATAAGTTTTCTTCAATGGTTTTTTCAAAGGCGCTCACATATTTTTTGTCGGTATAATGAATTGCATAATCGCCCCCCCTCCATCGTACACATACAACCAGGGGCGGATCAATTGGCTTTTTGAATAATCTAAACTTCTGCCGCCAAGACGGTGTCGGCTTCTGGATATCGAGATATGCTCCACAATTAGGACATCTAATCATCTTCTTCCCCCTGAGAATAAAGCCAGATTTCGTCATGTGGTATTCTAAGCATAATGGCCCGAATGCCCCTGCCTATCCCTACTTGAGCGCCCGTCAAGTTGGCAACTCGCGTTGAAGACCATAGGCATAGATGTTCTAAGTCCTTGACTCGCTTTTGAAGCGCCTCGAATTCATCAACAAGCTCTCTGGCATCCAATTCTCGATAGACCGTGCCATCATCGTTATGAATGCGGATTTTCATAATTGCCCCTCATTATCACCAATACCTCCATCATCATCCCTCAATGGCTTAATTCGACTTTTGGGGGCAGCGCCATGAATGATAACCGGGATAGGCGGATCGAAGTCGCGGTTCACGCCCCGGTAATCAAACCACCACCAACCCATGCGAAACTCGCGCAATTTAACGGGTATCTCTTCTCCGGCATCG